GTTCTTTACGACTTGCATTGATATTTTCCTTTTCTGTTTTAATCTTCTCGTCAAGTAATGCTAACTTAGACTGAACATCTCCTGACGGAATTGCTTGATCCAAATGTGCCTTTGATAAGAATCCAAAAATGCCCATTGATGTCAACATCATTAACACAACTAGGGCGACTACAAAGTATGACTTCATCAAAGTTGGAATTTGTTTCCAATTTTGATAGAGCCAAGATGCAACTACGAGTTTCGATGCCTCAAGCAACGTACCCATAAGAGCAATTGGAACTACAGCTGCAGCAAAAATTGCGACAAGACCCATCACAGCATAATATGCTGCTAGAGCGGACAATGATAGTGCAACTGCAAAAAGTAAATATGTCATAGTTTGTTTTTAATATGAGAGCCATGAACTCGGACAGAAATCTGCCCATTGTAGTAGTCGTCTGACTCCAACACCTTTCGTGCAAACTGTTCTCGTGCTTCTACGTAAGAACATTCAGCTTTGGATTTACAAAAGAAAAGAATCTCACGAACAAAGTTGTCTTTGCCGAGAGACTCTACATCTTTATTTAGTTCTATACTCGAACCATAGTACTCCATCCAATCAGAGTCTATTTTGCTACGGATCTTTTTTCGTTTCTTAGTTCCGTTTTTCTGTTTCACCATTTTGTATGTAGTCTTAGCAAACTTAGATAGTTTCTTGCCAATATACATACGACTGCTGGCTTTGTTCGTAATTAAATAAACAAAGCCAACGCAGTCTTCAGGTAGTTCCTCAATAATTTCGTTATTATAAAGCCACATTAGAATAATCAGTAGTGTAAACTACTATTTATTCTTCCTCTTCGTAGTCGTCTTCTTCGTAAATGTCAGCAGAGCATATAGGGCAGTAAACGATATCTTCCAATCGTTCTTCTGACTTGAGGATAATCTTACCTCTCGCCTGACATTCGTTACACTCAAAAATCTTAGTTGTCATTACGTGATTCCTTTTCGTACATTACTGTATTTGTGTCACCAAGTGCCCACTTAGAGTCTGACTCAACAGACCAGCGTTTTGTTGCTACTTTAAAATCTGGCATCTTCAACTCCCGAGGATTAGACGAAGGCTCGAGGATAATAAGACGATTGTTTGGCTGAGCAGCGAACTGCCCATTATCACACATAATAAAATTGTAAGATTTATGATCTTCGGTATCTTCAGCAAATCCAGTGTCAAGAATATTAAAATCAGGATGAGCAGAGTCAACAGTGAATAGATAAGTACCATACATCCAATCTCCACTTTTTAATTTAAACTTACAACGCATTGATTGCAGTTGTGCTTTTTTAATCACAGTGATATCATAGGAAAGACAATCCCACAATTGAAGATAATCTAATGGTAGTGGTTCACCTTCGATTGGTTTCCAGCAGTATGCGTGCAGTGGTAGTTTATCATACAACGCACCATAATGATTCAAGTAGGACTCAATACGAAATGCTTGTCCTCTTAATGATTTAATACTAACCCACCAACATGGCTCAAGTTCTCCATGACCTTTCTCAAAGTCATAGAGAAACTCTCTGCGAACAAAACACTTCACAGGTGGTAAGTTAGCAACAATATGAGACATTAATACTTGCCTGATGCCAGAACAATTTGACAAATATGCTCTAATCGTTCAATGTGTTCAAATGCACGCCATGGGCTAGTGTCAATAGCAACTACTCCATGTCCTTTAATACCAACAATATCATAAGCAATATTACCGCTATCATCTAACTCTAAGTTACGATGGCAGTAATCAGCTAATTCTTGAGAGATTGGTGGAACATCAGGTACGTTCTTTGCTACTTTGGTGTATCTACTTAGTTCTGGAAAATCATTTGCGATATCACCCAACTCAATACCAGCGTGCATAGCAGCAACACAGTAAGTTGGATGAAAGTGCATAACTACACGCACCTCGTTACTATGTTGACCCATCATTTTTTGTAAACCAAAGTGTAATGGGATTTCTCCGCTTGGTTTTAGATTAGTACTGATTGCGGTATATGTATCTTCTTTCCATCCCCAACGACTTGCTAATAATCCAGTGCCAGTTTCATTCCATGTGTGTGGTGCTTTAATAATGATCTTTTTGAATTGATCAGGTTGCATGGTCTGTTTACGCACACCACTTGGAGTAATATAAAAGTGGTCACGATCGTGGTGGCGGATGCTTACGTTACCATCACGTGATGTGATCCAGTTACGCTTGTAAGCATCTACCATTGTTTCACAAATAGTTTCTAACATTATGCAGCTTTCCCCCAAACATCACCCCAATCACCTGACAATGCACCTTTAGCATAATCAGTCACACGATTCTCAAAAAAGTTGCCGTGTACTGGTGCATTAATCATTTCTTCGACCCATGGTAGTGGATTCTTCTTAACCTTGAAGACACCCTTCATACCCAAAGAGATAAGACGACGATCTGCGATGTAACGAATATATTTCTTAACATCTTCAGCAGATAGATCTCGCATATCTCCATCAGCGTAGCACAGATCAATAAACTTATCTTCTAGTTCAACCATGCGTTCAGCAATAGTATAAACTTTACCCTTTAGTTCATCGTTCCAGATCTCTGGATTTTCTTTGACGAACTCTTTGAATAATCTCATCATGTTCTCAGCATGCATTGTTTCATCAACAATAGACCAAGTGACGATCTGCCCCATTCCTTTCATCAAGCCGTGACGAGGAAAATTAAGCAACATGATAAAAGAACTAAACAGCTGCATGCCTTCAGTAAAGGCACTGAAAACAGCAATATGCTCAGCAGTACTAGCGACAGTACCATTCCTACTAGAAATATCAAGTACATAGTCATGTTTGTCCTTCATCTCCTGATACTCTAGGAATTGGTTGTAAGTTGATTCAGGCAACCCTAGTGTTTCAATCAAATGAGAATATGCAGCAATGTGCAGTGCTTCACGAGCAGCAAAACCCATTAGCATCATACGAATTTCAGGTTGTGGAAAGTGTGGAAGATAGTTATTAACATATCCACCAGCAACGTCAATATCACCTTGAGTGAAGAAGCGAAAGATGTTAGTCAAGAATGTTTTTTCTTCTTGAGTCAAACTCTTTTTCCATTGCTTAACGTCTTCTGCCATTGGTACTTCTGTGTGTAGCCAATGTGCTTGTTCGTGCTTTAACCATGCGTCATATGCCCATGGATAGTTGAACGGCTTGAAATAGTTTCTTTCATCAGTCATTCTACTTGTTTTATTCTTTACCATCTTTATTCCTTGTCTAATGTTAGTTCTATCATATCATTTTTAATATAAACACCTACAACTTCACGATAACCCTCATCAGTATTAACAACTACTCTGACTTTTTTATTTGTTTTAGTAATTTCACCAGAGTTCTTTGGAACTACTGCGCACCAATACTTTTTAATTTTATCCGCAATGTCGTAGGCATCCATTTTTATCCTTCGCAGGCTAGGCAGGTATCTGCATCGCCAGTTAGTGCATGAAGATCGATTTCTTTGATAACTTCTCTTTCAATACGCTTTGATACTTTGTCCGCTTTTGCGATCTTATCAGAACGGCAATAGTACATCGTTTTTAAACCTTGCTTCCATGCTTGGAAGTGAACAGCGTGAATATATTTGATATGACTATCTGGTCTAAAGAATACATTTAATGATTGTGCTTGGTCAATATACTCTTGACGATCTGCAGCGTGTTGAACAACCCAACGCTGATCAATTTCCATTGATGTTTTATACACATCTTTAGTCCAGTCATCCATCCAATCAAGATGCTGAACAGAACCATCGTTGGCAATAATGCTTGACCAAACTTCGTCTGCCCATCCTTCTTTATGATTCACTGCTTCTGCTTGAATCACGATATCCAAGAAACGATTCTTGTTTAGGTGAGAACCCGATAGAGTGTCTTGGCGATAAGCATTGGCACGGTAAGGTTCAATAGAAGGACTAGTATTCCCCATGAGAATGGAAGAAGAAGCATTGGGAGCAATAGCCATAAGATGACTAAAGCGATTCCCAGTACCCACTGCGTCCAACGCTTCACCACGTTCAGATCCCAATTCTTTATTAGCGACATCTAACTTACCTCTAATGTGTGAAAAGATTTGTTTGTTACGTCCGATTGCCATTGGGGATTCCCAAGGTAACTTGTTTTTCTGCAAGTAGGCATGCCAACCCAACGCACCGATACCGATTGAACGCTCTCGCATGGCGGAGTATTTCGCTCTTTTGATAGTGGAAGGAGCATTATCAATAAAATACTGAAGAACATTGTCAAGCATTTCTGCAACATCACGAAGGAAAGTAGGATGTGATTTCCAATCATCATAGTACTCTAAGTTTAATGAAGACAAACAACAAACAGCAGTACGTTTTTCATTTGTTGGGAGAATAATCTCTGAACAAAGATTTGATTGATGAATCTTTAATCCAAGATCCTTTAAATGTTGTGGCATTTTACGATTTGATTCGTCAATAAAGTGAATATATGGTTCACCAGTCATCATGCGCATCTCAAGGATACGTTGCCAGAGTTCTTTGGCAGAAACAGTTTCACGAATTTCATTCGATGCTGGATCGACCAGATTCCACGAGTCATCTGCTTCAGGATCAATCATACAATTCTCAACCAACTGCATAAATGCATCAGGAATATTAATACCATGATGCATATTTAGAGTGCGCATGTTTTGGTCGCCTGTCGGCTTTCGCATCTCTAGAAAGTTAATAATGTCGGGATGATTGATATCAAGATAAGCAGCATAACTTCCACGACGAGTACGACCTTGGCGATAAGCAAGACTCGAAGCATCGTACATTTTGAGGTGTGGCATAACACCAGTGCTCTTGTCGTCTGCCGAACGTATACCGAACCCAATACCAACACCACCCCCGAGCATAGAAAGCCAATTAGTTTCAGAAAGGTTATCAACTAGTCCCTCCGCTGTATCTTCAATGTAGTTAAGAAAGCACGAAATAGGTAATCCTCTTTTACTTCGTCCGAATGATAGAATAGGTGTTGAGTAAGAGAGCCAGTGCTTGCTGGAATACTCGTAAAGTCTTTGTGCGTGTTCTGGATTGCTACCAAATTTACTGCTAACGAATGCGAATCTTTCTTGTGGCGAAACTTCTTCATCTTTCATGTAACTTTCTTTTAATCTTATCTTACCCAATTCATCGAACAAAGTGTCTCGAGAATAATCAACCTCTATACCATGAACCATATCTGCCATGCTAACTCCAATTATTATTATTTGTTTACAATATCTTTTGCTAGAGGAAATACCTTAGCAATAACTTTCGCACATTCAAGTGCAACTATCTGATGTTCTTTCTGTGTACCATTTGCACTGCGCAATTCAATAAAGTGAATCCAACTACGTAGTGTACCATTCATGTATAAACGACTGACTGTATTGCCTTCTGGTAGAATTGCTCTTGCTTGCTCTTTGGCAATACCTTGTGAGATTGCCCAGTCATACGTCTTTGTCACTAGTGCTAGGATTTCTCTTTGCCTAATACGCCACTCTTCAGCAATATTCTGTCCAGCTATGGTGGCTGGCAACTCTACGCTATTTTGACGATTCTTTTCGTCTTGGAGTCTGGCTTCCCTAAGAACAAATGATAAGTCCTTGGTGGGATCTGCGTAGCGTTGGCTGAATTCTTGAAAACTAAAAGAGCGGTGACGCAAGATTTGTCTTGCGATATCACGAGTAGTTTCTATTTCTAAACACGCACTAACCATTTCTAATGGTGACCAATGGCTGTGTTTGATAAGATACTTAATCAACTTCTCTGATGTCTCTGTGTTGAACTGGTTGGATGGATTTGATACACGAGCACAAAACGCAACTAGCTCTTGTACGTCAATCAAACCCTCATCATACATTTCATCTGATGGTTTACTATAACTAATCAACTTTACTTTCACTTAACTCTCCATTCACTAAAACGTAATTTTGCTTCCATACCAGCATGGGTGTTTGTATTTATTACTTCGGCGATTTCATCGGCAGTCATTTCGCCATGTAAAATCATTTCATTAATATCCTTTTGTTGTATGCTGTTTGGAAACATACACACACTAAATCCTGACTCAATATATTTTTCTAATTGTTTCACAATATCTTTATTTCTCGGTTCGTTGTCCATAACGATGGTAGCGTTAGTGAGCAACTGACGAATAGTTGGTGTATCAAATGAAGCACCTGACACAGCAACAGCATTGGGTAGAAATAAAGAATCAATTGGACCTTCCACAACCAAGATTCGTTTCGAATAATCAACTCGATCCAAACCATAAATCTTTTCCTGAGTCTCATCTACCTTAATGGTATAATACTTAGGCTCTTCGTTTCCATACGCTCTACCTTGAAAAGCAAAACACTTTCCTGCTGGAGTAAAGTATGGAATAATCATACGTGGATGTTCGTCAACAATTGGCTCTACAAACTTCGGTGTGACAGAGTTTACAAACTGTTTAAACTTAGCACAGAAGTACAACAGATGCCATTTGTCTCTTGGAATCTTTCTACTCAGAACATACTTGACTGCAGGATGAGAAACATCAAGTGTGTCTATCCTCTTCAATGGCTCAAGAATATCATCTTCAAGCAACTGAATCTTTTCTGGCTCTGGTAGGATTTCTGATACATCTTTGTGCGCATTGTAACGAGTGGCACCAGCTTTGTATCGTTCGAGAACATACTCATCATATAGTTTTGTATCAACATACTTAATTAGATTACCAATGTTGGTACTATAATTGCAGTTGTGACACTTTACGAATAAGTCAGCTTCGGTGCGATAGATGTAACCACGTGCCTTCAGCTTATTTTTAGATGAGTCACCACACACTGGACAAGAATAGTTCCAGAGATAATCTTTTTTCTGTTTGAAATTTCGCAAGCGAGACCCAAGTATTTGGGCATACTTTGCATCAATGTATAACATAATAACTCCACGTGTAGGATACAATTATACCCTACATAACATTACAAAGCAATTTTATTTTAAGAATTTTAGTATATGAGAAAGGTTTCCAAGAATAAATCCGATTGTTGCAGAACCACCGATCACATACCATTTCCACTGCTCAAGCGATGCAACTCTACCGTTCATTTTTTCTAAATCGTCAACAACATCTTTCTTAATTTCAGCGTGTTGGTCTTGAGAGATTTGAGCATTGGCTTGCATCTTATGCTCAATGCGAGTTTGCATATCGTCAATCTTATCAACGATTTCTCTATTGGATGTAGTGATGCGAGAATGAACTTCTTTAAGATCAGATTTCAACTCTTTGACATCCTCTTTAATAGTTTCTACTTGTGCTTCCAATTTGGCTAGTCTCTCTGGTGATTCCATTTATTTTACACTCTCGAAAATTTGTTTTTGTGTTTTATACCATTCAACCCAAGTATCAACCTTAATTTTGCATTCATGATATTGACCGTAGTTGTCCACTACAACTTTCAACACTTCACTCAACTTTTCAGTAGGATCGGTAGTCTTCAAGTCGGGACATGCTTCCATTAATTCAGTTGGAACTGCTGGAAAAGTTCTTTTAACTGGTGTTGTTAAACACCCTGTTAGTAATATAATTGGAATCAAAAGAAGTAATCTTTTCATTTCTTGACTCCGACAGCTGCTTCATTTAGAATACTAATTGCTTCAGGTACTACTTTACAGTTTGCGTCAATTTTAACTTCAACTGTTTTTAACTTTTCTTGAATAACAATTTGTTTTTCTTTTACAACTTTAACTCTATCTACATATACTGTTTGTATTTGTGTATTCGCTTCTTTAGACTTCTGTTCAGAAATTGCGACTTTGGCTTCCATCTCAGCTACTCGTGCTCTCCATGACATCTCAACACCAACTCCACCTTTGAAGTATACACCAGCGATGAGTAAAACAAGAGCAACTATCTGTAGGAGCATTCTGTAAGGAATAATCCATGGAATATAACGAATAAAGAAACCAAAGAAAAATGCTACAACAGTGCCGATAATACCAGCAATTAAAATTGCATTAACTACCCAAAGTAGGAATGCATCAGGAATAAAGTTAAGCAGAAACATTCACTGGCTTTCTCTTAGCCATTAGCTGAAACTTCTTGATATTTTTCTTATCAATTTTAGGTTCATCAGTAGAGACTGCAGCACCAGTAACATTCATGGAGCCACCTTCACCTTCTTCTGATAGAAATTTCTTAACGAGTAGTTCCTCTTCAACAAGAGACACTCTATTATCTATCATAGTCATCAGCTTGTCAAACTTTTCTTGCATCATTGCAGTTGAACGACTGCCTGATTCATATGTTTCTTTCACTAACCAAAGAGCAGCAACTAAACTCTTAGTCTTATTTTCGCCACCTGGAAGTTTATTGATGATTTTCTTCATGTTGAAAACCAAACGATTTAAAAACGTATACGCATCACGTTCATCTGATGTATTAAGAGTATTTGCTTTACGAAGATTCTTACCCTTGGCATCAATAATACCCAGCTTGAATGCTTCTGTGTCAGTGAAATTAGTCACTAACATTTTTAGCACTTTGTAAGCAATTAGGTTGTCTATTATGCGACTCATTAAATCTTCCTTAATGTGGCTATGATTGTTTCATCTAAAACTATATCTGATAAAACAATACCGTATTCTGGTAGGGTTTCTGGCATTCGATCAAGATAGACCAAGAATGTGACCAACGAATCCCAACACGTTTCTTCGATTTTGTAAAACAACATTTTAGTTGCTGCTTCACCGAAGATATTATAAAGAACAATAATATGATTTAGAATTAATCTTTCCCTAAGTTCACCATTGTTTTTATATCTTGAGAGTAATTTCTTAAGATACAAGAACTTTTTGATATCTTCTTCAAACTCTGCTAAACTATGACACTGTGGGTTATCATAGTGATGCATTGCATGAACAAGAAAGTTACCTTCATTTAGTTTTTCACTTACCATATTATCTTCAAAAAAGTAGAGGGAGAACAACTCTCCCTCTTTACATCATGTATTTATTATGCGTCTGGAAGAACTGTATCGTCAGATGCGTCAGAAGACATAGAGCCCATGGCAACTAATGTTTCTGTCTGAACACGACCAGCACGACCACCAGTACCAACAGTACGAAGAACCCAACCAGCGTGAGCAGCAGTCATACCACTAGAACTAAATCCTAGATCAGCAACTGCAGTTGCACCAGTTGCGCCTACGATTGTAAAGAATTGAGCATTGTTACCAGTGCCAGTGATATCTACTTCTGTACCACCTTCAGTCGCCGAAACTTTAAATGCGTCAGCAGTCAAACCAGAAGCGATAACAAAGTAAGTTACACCATTTGTTAAACCAGTAGCAGCAGTACCACCACCATGATTGTATGTTACTTGATCGCCTAAAGCCAATCCGTGAGCAGTCTCAGTAATAACATTTGTAGTAGTATTAATATTAGCAGTAGGAATTGTTAATACTGGAACTTGAATTGTTACTGTTGGAGCAGAAGTATATCCTGAGCCAACATTGGTTACTGTAATAGCAGTAACTGCACGACCAGCGATAGTGGCAGTAGCTGCTGCTCCTGAACCACCACCACCAGAGAATGTAACTGAAGGTACTTCAGCATAACGAGTTCCACCAACTGCTACTGCAACTGAAGTTACGTTATCGCTACCTGCTGTGATTTCGGTAGTATCCATACCGAATGTTAATGCCTTTTCAGCATCAGATAAAAATTTTGGTTTACCTGCTGATCCGTCTACGTTTGTCCATAGTGCCATTTTAATTCTCCTAATTTATTTGAATAACTTCGAAGTGCCAGTAATTTTACGAGCACCTGATTTTGCCCCAGCTGGGCGACCACGACCACGCTTGTCAGCTGGCTGTTGTTTTGGTTTTTTATCATCTGCATCATCAGCACCTTCTGGATCTACATAATTACCACCGTAGGATCCTTTGTGTACATAACGACCATCTTTTGCTTCATACTCAAGCATCATTGCGAATTCTTTATAAGAAACTTTGCTGTTTATGATATTACCATCTGCATCAAAACTTTCTTTCTTTACTTTATTCTTCTTCATTTCTGGATCTGGTACATGGTACTCGTCATCTTCACGTGGACGCTTACCAAAACCACGACGATTGTCATCATAACTTTCATTATTTGTTGGCATACCATTGATTGGTTTCTTTGTTGCTTTATATGCTTTGTGCTCTGGTGTTCCTTTGATATATTTCTTATCAGGAACTGGAGCAACTGGAGCATGTGAACCACCACCTATTTCATCACCCTTACGACGATAAGCAGATGCTGGTTTTTCATAGTAACCTTCTTCTAATTCAGAGTGTAGATAATCAGCTGCAGTTACAATGTAATCTGTTGCTAGAGTAATCTTAGATTGAACCCACTCTGGCAAATCAGTATCTGGCTTTAGTGTATCTTTAATCATTTCAGCACAACGAGTTAATGTAGCCAACTGATTCATAGCCATATCACCTTCATAGCCATATTCTTGCTCGTCTTTCTCAAACAAACGATCGATATCTTCTTTCATTTGTTTCTTCATTGCGTCTTTAGCAAGAGCACGTGCACGGCTCATTGGTGATTGAGTAGTACCATCTGAGTTTTTAACAGGTTTAGTCTTTGTGTATGGACCATCGAATGGAACATCGTCTTTTTTAACTTCTTCGGCTTTCATTGCAGCACGACCAATTGCTACGTTTAAATTCTGTGCTCTTTTGTAACCATACTCAGCAGGATCTAACTTAAGACCACGATTGATTTGTGCACCTTTAGATGCAGCCATTACATTCTTCATTATTTTATTTCGTTTAGCTTGATCAGATCTTTCATCGATCTGTTCAACTTCTTCTGCCATTTTTATTCTGTTTTTCATAAACTCAGAACGACCACGTCCAACTGTGCCACCAATTCGATCTGTCTTCTTTGCTGCAGTTTGAGCATTATCAAAATGTCTTTCTTCGCCATCCATATCACCCTTAGCATTTGCTCTTGCTGCTTTCTTCATGTGTGCCATAACTACATCACCATGAACTTTTGTGATTGCTTTTTCAGTTGGCTTGGTATCGTTACCGTTAACATGGGCATCAGCGAATTTATTGTAGAGAGTTCTAACTGATAGATCGCCTTCTTCTAATTCTTCTGCTTCTTCATTCCACTGAGCATTAGAGCGAATAGCAGCTTGTGCCTTCTTACCTAGTGTAGTTTTCTTAGCAGTTGGGTATAGTTTAGCTAGTGGTCCTTTTCCATGAACTGAGTCGATCACTCGCTTATCTGCTTTTGCAATATTAGCAGATCGGTCTTTACCACTTTTGTCAAATGCTTT